CCTACAAAACTTGTTGCACTTACTGTACCACTAACTTGTACACCATATGGAAACTCTGCATCTTGTCCATCTGCAAGAGTAAGCATTGAAAATGAACCAGTGTTAGTTAATTGTATTCTATTACTTTGAATAAATAAATCACCAGTTCCTGCTTCTTTAATTACAGAATGAGTTCCATTATGTTGAATAATTAAATCATTATCATCACCAAAATTAAGAGTGGCATTATCAGATAAGTTTGTAGAACTAACAACATTAACAATATTTGTGTTTATAGAACTAACAGACACACTATCAAAACTTAAAGTGTCTGCAGTTAAATCTGTTATACTTGCTTTAGTTGCTCTTAATACACTTGTTTCTATTGTAGTTGCAGTAACTGTTGCTGCAGTTATTTTAGTTCCTACAGTAAGATTATTTAAAGTTACATCAGTTGCACTAACTGCCTTCATGTTAGTAGTGCCTTGAATAACTACATCACCACCAATAGAAGTATCGTTTTCTACAGTAAGAGAAGAACCATTAAAAACTCCACCTATAAATGAATTTGCAGAAACTGTAGTTGCAATACTTACATCTATAACTCTTCCATATGTATCTATATTAAGTCTAGCTAATGGTCCATAAGTTGCAGAAGTTATCCCTGTAGTGGCAAGACTTATAGTAGGGTTACCTGCAGTACCATTAGCATTAGTAATTGTTATAGGACTTCCACCAACAAGAGTTCTTCCTGAAAGACTTCCTGAATCTCCTACAACAATTCCTGTGATACCTGAAAGGTCTGCAATGTTATTTAATGCAGAAACATTGGCAGTTAAAGTTTCTCCACCTAATTGAAATGTTCCATTAATATTAACTTTGTCTGTTGCAAGTTGTAGTGGAGTTGCATTACCTGCTCCTGTCTCTACAGTTATTAAAGTGCTACTTAAATCTGAGTTACTTGTATTAACTTGAAGTAATTGTTTATAAGTATTTGCAATTTTTTGTCCTGTAAAATTACTCATATTGTATTCCAATCCTTGTTAGTATCTTCCCAATTTTGTTCTAATGACTCCCAATTAGATTGTATATCTGTTCTAGGGTCAGGTCGTGAATCTCTAATAAAAAAGTTTTCTTGTATTCGTGGACTTTTATTTTGTGGGTGGTTCTTTAAATCATATGCTCCATCATAATCTTGAGGACATACCATTGTTCCATAACTGGTTTTTTTAAGTTGTCTTAACTTATATCTAAAACCACAAGTGTCACACAAACCATATACATTTTTATTTGTAGCCATTATATACTAATCTTTGGTGTTATAAAAAGACTTGCTCTTTCTCTGTCTTCAGTTAAAGCTCTTGCAAGTCTTTCTTCATATTCTGTTTTAATCATTGTAATTCTATTCATGTCTACATTAGGTCTTTTCATTGACATATAATATGCAAGACCTGCACTTAAACATGGTAAAAACTTTCTTGAAATATCTGCTGTTTGTACTGCAGACTTATTAACATCCTGCATATATCTTATAAGTTCTATCTTTACTTGGTCTGTAGAATTTTCAGGTAGCGGCCAGAGGTAGACTACAGGGTTATCTCTTTCATGTCTTACTGCATACTGAGTAGGTCTGCCTGTTTGTTTCTTATTAGGTATCTTTAAATATTCTTGCATAGATATACGTTCTAACTGTATGTCAATATTATCTCTATTAACAACTGCTTCTAATACGTCAATGCTTGAAGATGCAAGTGAGTATGTAGTTGTACTTACAGAAACTGTAAACACAGAAGTTTCTGCAGTCCATAACATTATGTCTCTGTTTTGCCAATCAGATAGTAGTAAGTTAATTGACCTTCTTGCAGATTTAGGTTCATATCCTAGTGTAGGCTCACCACCTATCATTTCCATTGCTTCTTGAATGACTTCATCTATGTCCATAGAAAAGTCATATGTGCCTGATGTACTCATGTTAATGTCTCATTTTTAATATATATAATTTCAATAGCTGCTGAAATATCAAAGCTGACACTATTTGAAGAAGATATTGCTCTTACCTCAATATCTGATTTTTCCTCAACCTTTAAAGGAATTGAAAATGTTTCTCCAACGTGCATACCTGTTGTTAAAGATTTAACATCTTTAGATTGAAAAACTTCTCCATAAGGTCTTATTGCTAGTACTATTTTACAAACTGCAGGAGTATTAGAAGTAGTTCCATTAGATATATCATATTGAAGAATATAAGCAGTATATCCTGCAGGAACTGTCCAAAGAGCCATCAAACTTTGATTTGCTCCTGTTACTCCATTTACAGAAGCATAAACATTAGCAGGAACACCTGTTGTAACTGTGCCTGTGCCTGCGTATATAACACCTGCATTTGCACCACCAGTTCCTGCAGACCTAACAATCATTCTATTTATTCTTAAATACTCTTTAGTTGTATTTACTGCAGTCTGACCATTTAAAGTAACTGTTTCATTTATTTCATCATAGTTTGTATCTAAGCCAAAAAGTTGTACAGTTCTTGCTCCTGTTCCTGCTGAAGTATCTGCAGTTGAAGAACTAGAAACTTTTAGTACAGAAGCAGAAGTTAGATAACTATAAAGACCACCTTCTGCCCATACTGTTTCTAAAGTATCCCCAACACTTGTATTATTACCAAATTTAAAAATACTTTTATGATTAAATATTTGTTCTCTAGCAACCTGTAAATAAAAGGGTTCGTACTTACCAAACCTTGTAATTGAACTATATACTGCCATTATTTTTTACCTTTTATTTTTTTCTTTTTAATTTTTTTAGTAGCAGGCTTTTTAATTTGTTGTGAGATACTACTTCTACTAATAGCCATTACTTACCTCTTAGCCAATCATACCACTTTCTTTTATGCTCTTCTGATTCCTTTTGTATGCTTTTGATTCTTAGGTGGTGCTTTTTTGCTTTTGCCCTCTCCTGCCCATAATTTTTTATCTGCCCAATAAGCTGCTGACATCTTACCCTTTTGTATATTTTTTGCATGGCGAGCCTTAAAACTTTTCCTAGCTTCTTTAGAATAGTTGTGACCCATTGAAGAATCACCATAGTGTATAAGCTTAATTCTGTCACCCTCTTTAGCCAAGACCATGCCTTTTTTACCTGGTCTGTCAGACCTTTTAGGTTTATTAAATCCTGCAAATTTTTTCCCACGATACTCTATCCCTCCTGATGGTAATCTTTTAACTCCTGGAAACTTATTCATTTATGCCACCCTATACTTTTTAACCTTCTTTGCAATTTTTGTAGGTTGCTTTACAAACTGCTTACCCTTTTTAGTTCCTTCTCTTTTAGCTTTTGTTGTTGCTGCATATTCTTTCGCTGACAAAGACTTAATTGCTTTTTCAGGTAAATACCTTTCACCTGTTTTAGAAGAAGGCTTACCACTTTTAGTAGTCCATTTTTGTTTAGTCCACTTAGACAACTTATTAGTAGATTTCTTTTTGCCTGAATATGTACCTCCTGAATCTTTATAATATTTAACAGCGAGTTGCATAGCTCTTGCAGAATGTTTTCCACCCATCTTTGCTTTTGCTTTTGCCTTAGCTGCTTCCCATTTCTTAGGGTCTCTCTTAACTGCAGTAGACATATTACTTTCCTTTATAAGCTTCCTTTATTTCTTCTATTGTTCTTTTACATCCTATACATATATTATCTTTTAATTTACATATCCCTATACAAGGTGTTTCTAAAATCTTCCTATCCATTTACCTACAAACCATGCCATCAATCCTGCAAAAAATATTACACTTATAAATGCAATTCCATAACCAACATATTCCATTAACTCTTCTTTACGTTTCTCTGCCATCTTTTCTGCATATCGTCTAGACTTACGAGCTTCTGCTTGGAATACTTGCCAATCTTGCCATAGTCCTGGTCTGCCTAGATATATCATAATCTTCTTGAGTTCTTCTTCTTTTTCTTTTATCTGCTCAAGAGCCATGAACTCTTCTAAGTCTGTACCTCCTATACCTTTAGATTTCTTTTTCTTTAAACTTTTTTCTATTTCTTCTTTTGCAAATACAAAATCACTTATCTGTTGAACACAACCTGAAAGTTCCTTACCATTAGAAATAAATTCTTTTATGATACCGAATGCGGCATTTGCTGCGGCTAGTTCTGCTAACATATTAGTTTTTCCTTATGGGTTTGCAATAGGCTGTTATCTGTAAATTAGCTCCTTCCTTTTGTGGTATTGAAGGTTGTTTATGTAATCTTTCTGCAAAATACAAACATCTATCTATGTCTTGAAAGGTTTGTGTTTGGTCCACTACTCTTATCCCCATCATAAACACCAACACAAACTCTATCATTTATTTATACAGGTACTCCTTGTACCTCCTCATTCTTTTCTTGGGTATGACATTCACAGTTACATTCTTCACAGTCACACTCATAACATTTACAAGTTTCACATCTATCAGGCTTTTCCATACTTCTTCCTTATTTGTTCTTTTCCTTGCTTGGCAAGTTTTGTTTGTTCGTTTTTCCCAGATACTTTGGCTCGTTGTTCAAGGACTGTAAGTATTTGTATTTTTCTTGCATAAGGTTTATTAATTTTTTTAACTTTAGATATAGTTTCCTTAGCATCTGATATGGTTGCATACTTAATGCGAACAGTATCCTTAGGATTTTCATCTGTGTACAGCCTTCTGCCTGAACCTTTAGGTTTTTTACCTGTGCCTAGTTTAGGGTCTTTTCCTTGCTTTACCATAACCCTTTACCTGTCTTGCAGAAGATGTATTGCCTTTATATGTTTCAGCTTTTTCAGGCTTGTCATATAATCCTGCAATTAAACCACCACCTGAAAATGCCTGAAATTTTACACCTTTACCTGCACCTTTAGTATCTGCTTCTTTTCTTTTAAGCTTATTACCTGTACCTATTATTCTTGCAGTTTTTTCAGGCATTGCTCTTTTCTTAGGTTTACCTGTCATGTGTGCAATAAAATCTGAAAAGCTTTCATAAGCAACATTACCTTCTTTATCTAGATACTTACCTGTATAGTCATTAGCTTTAGTTTGAGGTAGTGTTTGTTTTTGTACCTTAACTGTACTAGATGGTTTTGTTATCTTAGATGTATCAGGTCCTATAGATTTAGAAGGTGTTACCTTTTTATCTTCTTCTTTAATTTCTTTTGCATTTACTTTAGAATCATTCTTTTTTAAAAGAACAGCACCTGTGCCTATTGCAGACAATGTACCTATACCTAAAGGTACTTTAGATTTTGATAAAATATTTTTAGTTGTTTTACTTTGATTTGTAGGAACTAAACTGGTTCCTGTTCTTTTAGATTTATTAGGTTTAGTTTGTTTAATAGTTTTATCAACAGGTTTACCTTGTAATGTAAAGTTTTGTTTTATTTTTTTAGGATTAACAGTTTCTTTAATTGTTTTACTTTGACCTGTAGGAACTAAACTAGTGCTTTTTTCTTTAAGTTTATTATTTTTAATACTTTCAGATTTAATAACAGAAGGAAGACCTGGTTTCTTTTTTAAAACATCAGGTAAAGTTTTTTCATATTCTTTTTTAGAAACTTGTTTTCTTTTTTGCCTATTTTGTTTA